GCCATCGCTCCACGGCGACATCGACATAGGCAGGGTTCAACTCGATCCCGTAACAGACGCGGCCTGTGGTCTCGGCTGCAATCAGCGTGGTGCCAGACCCCATAAATGGTTCGTAGATCGCCTGACCCGGGCTTGAATTGTTCAGGATTGGGCGGCGCATGCATTCCACCGGTTTTTGCGTCCCGTGTACCGTCTTGGCATCCTGGTCCTTGCTTGGGATCTGCCACAGCGTCGTCTGCTTGCGGTCACCCGCCCAATGCCCCTTGCCGGTCTTTTTGACAGCGTACCACGCCGGTTCATGTTGCCAGTGATAATCGCCCCGGCTGAGCACCAGCCGCTCCTTGGCCCAGATGATCTGCGAGCGGATGTTGAAACCTGCAGATTCAAGACTTTCGGCCACGGTCGCCGCATGCAGCGCGCCGTGCCAGACGTAGGCCACATCACCCGGAAACAGCGTCCAGGCCTCTCGCCAATCCGCGCGGTCATCGTTCAGCACCTTACCGGTGCGCTTGGTTTTGGCTGCCCCCGCCTGGTTCCGCCAGCTTGGGTCGTACTCAACACCGTAGGGTGGATCGGTCACCATCAGCAGCGGTTTCACCGTGCCGAGTAGCCGTTCGATATCTGTGGCGACCGTGCTGTCACCACAGAGCAATCGATGATTGCCGAGGATCCAGAGGTCGCCAGGGCGACTGACCGGGTCCTCTGGCGTGTCCGGAATGTCGTCCTCGCCCTCCTGCGGACCGGTGCCTGCATCAAGGCTGTTCATCAGCGCGTTCAGCTCGTCGTCGGTGAAGCCCGTCAGCCCCAGATCAAAATCAGCCTCCAGCAGGTCCGCCAGTTCGAGGTTCAGCAGGTCCTTGTCCCACTCGGCGTTTTCGCTGGAACGGTTATCCATGATCCGGAAGGCGCGGGCTTGGGCCTCGGTCAGCCCCTTGGCAACATGCACAGGTGCGGATTGAAGACCGAGCTTGCGCGCCGCTTCCAGCCGGGTATGCCCGGCCAGAACCACCATTGCCTCATCGACAACGATGGGCTGCCGCCAGCCAAATTCCTGGATCGACGCTGCGACCGTGGCGATGGCCTGCTCGTTGCGCCGTGGGTTGCGCGCATAAGGAATGATCTGCCCAAGAGGCAGTTCGATAACGTCCATCGGTGTTTCCTGATGTTGGTCCCGAAACGAAACGGGTTCGGGGCGCGAAACGAAATGGGGTCAGAGGGCCATTTCGTTTCAACCGGGGTTTAGGGGCCGTCAGGCCTATATTTTATTAGGCTTGCGCGCAAAGCGAAACGAAACGGGTGTTTTCGGCGGTGTCACTGGGAAAGCGTCGCGCCTCGCCCCCCCGTATACGGTTTCCAACAGGAAGGACCCATACAATATCAATGGGTTAATTGACGCAACATTTTGGGCGGAGACAGTTTTCTATCGATCAACCGATAAGCGGTTGCAGACCTGCAAACCATCAGCCGTCCAAATGGAAACGGGGAGAGCCGTCTTCCAACGCACTCTCCCCATTATGCCTTTCAGGTAGCATGGAAATGTTGCATGTGTCGAGAACAAAAGTGTTGCAACACATTGGAGTCATTAGGCATTCAGCCTTGCGGCAATCTTGGTGAGCGCCAACTGCCACCTCCGCCACGCAGTGCTACGATCCACCCCTAACTCGCCACTTATCTGTTTCCACGGCACGCGCGCCGCACGCGACCAGATCAGCTTGCGCTCGGCCTCATCGATCCAGAGCACCCAATCGAAGGTCTGCTCAAGGCGCGTGATGGCCGACGCTGACGGCCACACTCGCATGGGCTGCGGCTCCATGGCAGCGATCTCCTTCTTGGATCGAACGAAGTCGGGCCAGGCGTTGAAGTACCCCTTTGCCTTGACCGGTGGCAGCTTGCGCAGGGTGCGGAACGCCTCCTCAAAATGATCGGCGACGTCGTCGGCGGTCCAGATGTGATCACCCATTGCGCACCACCCTTTCGGGGCGCGGCCCATAGAGTTTGGCACCCAGCTGTTCGACCAATGCGCGTTCAGGCCATGTCAAACGGTCGTCATGGACGCTGACAGCCAGCACGCCCTGCTCCTGCCAGCCGTCGCGCTTGACCTGCTCGGGGTCCCGGCGATGACCACCGTATCCCTTTGGGGTGAACCGCATACCGCTCATTGCACGCCCCCACGGGTCTCGATGGCCCAGAGCAGGATGGCGATGGCATCGGCCTCGTTGTCATCCGCAGGGCTGAAGCCCCGGGCACGCGCGGCATCGATCATGGCCTGCTTGGGTGCGTTGCCCTTTCCGGTAGCATGACGCTTGATGGTGCCAACGGGCACGCCCTCGTATGGCACCCCGCGCAGTTCACCCCAGCTGGTCAGTGAGGCCATAAGGCCGCCGTAAACATGGGCCGCATCGGTGCCTGCGTGGCGGCGAACTTCCTCGAACCAGATCGTGGCAATCGGCCCGGACAGCCGGTCCAGCTCGGTCAGCCAATTGGTAAAGCGCAGATAGCGCATGCCACCTCCATCGTAGCGGCCGGGCTTGAAGCTGACGATGCCGCTGGTGATCAAGCCGTCAAAGCCACGGATGGCCCAGCCGGTGGTGGTGCCAAGGTCGAGCGCAAGGATGGTGCGCGGGGTTTGTGTGGATTGGGTCATTCAGACCTCCTCTTCGCGTCTGTGAGCGTGGCGAGAGGGCTGGCCGGTGAAGGCTGCGGTCTCGCCAGGCCCCGAAGGGTGGTCTGGTCACGTCAGGTGCGGGACGGATGGGCCGTCCGGCACTTCTTTCAATTCCTTCAGCAGGCCAATTTGAAAGAAGTCGGCCATTAAGGTGTTGATCAGTATGTATAATATACCTTCTTTCAATATTACTTATATTTCAATAGGTACCTTCTCCTTTCTTCTCATCGCGCGCGAGAATACCCACATATACATGTGTCCTCTTGAAAGATTGAAAGAAGTGAAGGAAGTCATAAATCCGTTCCTGAACAGAGACTTAGACCCCAACTTATTTCAATTGAAAAAAGCCCCGTTTTGAAAGAAGCCTGCTGATCACGTCAGGATCCGGTAGACCATAGCCCTGCGACCACCAGTGTCGCGCATGCCGGTGGTGATGTCCCCACTTTCGATCAACGTCTCCAGAATCTCATTGCGGTCGCGGGATTTCAACCACTGTGATGCCCGAGTGACTTCGGATTTGCTGATCCCCTTAAATCCAGCCGCGCGGATAATCTCCTTGAGCCGCTTCAAATGGGCCTCGGTTTCAGTGTCGGCCACATGACGCTCTACCGCTGCCATGGTCCGCTGCGCGTAGTAGCGCACGAAATCAATGGCCCAATCTGTGGCGGTCAGGTCTATTTCAGGCCTTGCAGGATCCCGCCCCACCGCCACGATCAATGCCAGCTTGAGCGCATTTTCACCAATGCGTGCCAGGATTGCCGTGCAGGCCGTGCCAGCGGCAGCCCGCAACTCCCCCGTCAATTCAACACTGAGCGCCTTGAACCGTGCCCGGGCCTCATCGGTCATGGGCACAATCAACGGTGTCACGGTGGTGCTTTGATCCGCCGTCTTGCCCATCAGATTGCCCTTGTGGTGCCCGCCCCCTGCTGCCACGCGCTTCAGGCCCCGGATCAGCGCGGGTGCGGCCTGCCGGATGCCGACAGCGATGTTCTCGTCGGGGTAATCCTCATCGCTGGGCAGGATCAGGAAACGCGCGAGCGAGCCATCGACCACATTCGCGCCCTGCAATGCGCCCCAGAAATGCAGTGGCGTCGTTGTGCCATAGACACAGAGACAAGGCTGGACGATGTCGCGGCGTTCGTTTGTCCCATCACGGTTGGCATATTCCGCGCCGAGAAAAATGCCGCCAGCCGCCGTGAAGAGCTCGGTCATGTTGTCGAGGATTTCGGTGATATGGCGTGGGCTGCGTTTGCGGTCAGCGGCAGCCGCGAGGAACATGCCGAATTCGTCGATCTGAAACAGGATTGCAGGCTGGCGGTGCAGCGCGGTGAGGAGGCCTGCGCCGGAGGCAATCTTGTTGCCGCCAAGGTGATGGGCCAAGCCCGCCTCGAAGAAGACCTCGTTGATGATTTCGCGGGCGTGGTTCTTCCCCGATCCACTATCGGCAATGCCGACGACGTACAGGTTCGAACGCAAGTTGCTCTCCGTCCTGTATTGCCGCCCCATCAGAGCGCCGATGGCACATAAGCTGGCCCCGAGCGACAAGAGCGGCTGCGGACGCCGGGCTGTCGTGAGCATGTACTCCGTCAGATCCCCCACCAAACCATCCGGCATCACCAGCGTGAATGGCGGGCTTGTCAGCGTGTCACCGCCCTCATCAGACTGAACGCCCAATCGCGATAACAGCCCCGCTGCCGGATGGTCCCCGCCCTCGGACAGGCTGCCGTCCAAGCGCAGGTCGCCCCCGGGCTGCCAGCCGCGCTCCATCGCGAGGTGATAGATCGTGCCCGCACCGATCCGGTCAGGCTTGAAGCTGGCCCAAGCCTTCATGGTCGTGGCGGGCGCATCTTTGGCCGCCTGCGCCGACCAATCGGCAAAGACATCGGCCCCGGCCTCACCAAGTGCGCCCTTCAGCGCCATCCCGATCCGCATCCAGCTGTCGTAATCCAGCTCGGCATTGGGTAGCCATGCGAGGGCCGATATAATGGCGGGCAACGTGCCGATCTGACTGTGGCTGCGCAGATGCTCGGCAGTAGACGACACGACCCTCAGCCCGCGCTGCCGCAGGGCCTCAGGCAGCAGAGCATAGGCCGCCTCCAGAAACGCCGCCGCAGCCTCCGCGGTGATTTCAGGCAGATCTGTGATGTCGAGGTCGGCCAGGCCTTCATCCGGCCAGGCATAGGGCGCGCCAGTATCCGGGTGGGTGGCATAGGCCACGAACTGCTGGCCGAGGCAAAGCACCTCCAGCGGATGGTGCTTGATGCCCCGAAACGGCGCGGCCGTGCGGTAGATCAGCATGCGTTTTGGGGCCTTTCCGATCCGCAGGGCGCGCGTGTCACCCAGCCGGTTGCGCGCCAGTCGCTCGATCTGGAGCGCCAGTTCAGCATCCTCAACGATGTCGATATCGACAGCAGCAACCGCACCGCCAACGATGCCGATGCCGCAATCGGGCCAGGCCGACCAGGTCGCGATTTCGACCTCGGTCGTCGGGCGCTCTGCATGCCGGTTCCATTCCGGATAATCCGCCCACGCCCCACGTTTGAACTGGCCAGGCTTTTTGGTGCCCGGGCCGATTGGCAAAATGGCAAAGCCATTGGTGACAAGACGTGCGCCAAACCGCGCCATGTTGGATGTATCAGCCATCAGAAAGGCACCTCGGGGATCATGGTGTTGAGCCGCGTGCGGTCCTTGCCCGCAAGCTCGCGCAGGTGGTCGCAATATCCGGTGACGACCGCATCAAGGAAGCAGTCCCATTCGGTCTCGGTTAGAGTGGCGAGATCGGTCTTACCGATGCTCTCGAGGTATTCGCCGCCCTGTTGGCCGCCGACGGTCATCGCCTCGCTCTCGTTCGGGGTGGGATCGATCATGCCCTTCCTCCCGTGACAGATGTCCTGGCAGGTCCGGGAACAGAGGTGCTTGCGGCTTGCATCCCGCCGACGGTCCGAGACGGCAAAGCCCGCGTTGAACCAGCCAAAGCCGCGAGGTTGCCGGTGGCAGACGGCGCAGAGGCCGGGTTGGGTTTGGCGCATGGATCGAACCTGTAACCGGTGATTTCAAAATAGCGGCCCAAGGGACGGACCGAGATCGCGCTGGGGCGTGTGAGTTCACCAGCTTGAAGGATGGCTTCATTGACGCTGAGCGGTACGGGCAGACCGGGCGCGCGCTTGCGCCACCAGTCCGACGCCTTCTGGCGCGCATAGCCCTGATGCTCGATACAGATCCATTCGCTGTAGGACGTGAGCCCCGAGCTATAGGTGACCTTGAGCGAGGGCAGCCCGCCCAGCTTGTCGTGGCGGCTGTAGGAGACGCCATGGACCGGCAGCCATTGTGGCGTTTTCGGCGACAGCACCGGCAGTGCGGCTGCGGTCGGTGCGATCTTCAACTCACGCGCTGGGAATTCATATCCGCAGTCCGGACATTCGATGGCCGAAAGCGCGATGATGCTGTCGCACATCGGGCAGACCTTGGTCGGGGCCTCACCGCCGCCCCCTTCACCGGGCCGCTTCGGGCGCACGAGATCAATCGGCCCGTGGCGGCGAACATTGCCTGCAAAGTCCAGAACGAGGCAGTTTTCCTTACCTTCCGCCAAGCGCGTGCCCCGACCCACCATCTGCACATAAAGTCCGGCTGATTTCGTGGGGCGCAGGAGCGCGATCAGATCGACGCCCGGCGCGTTGAAGCCGGTGGTCAACACGCCCATCGAGGCCAGTGCGCGGATGTCGCCGCGCTTGAAGGCCGCGATAATGGCATCGCGTTCATCCTTCGGTGTATCCCCGAAAATCGTGCGGCAAGTGATGCCACGGCGCTGGAATTCCTCCGCAACATGGCGCGCGTGATCCACGCCCGAGCAAAAGGCCAACCAGGATTTGCGATCCTTGCCGTAGTCGATGATCTCGGCAACCGCCGCGCGGGTGATGGCGTCCTGATCGACTGCGGCCGCGAGGTCGCGGGCAATGAAGTCACCGGCGCGCGTGCCAACTTTTGAGACATCAAGCTGGGTTGCGGGCTGTTTTGAGACCAGCGGGCTGAGATAGCCCTGATCTATCAACTCGCGCACCGGGGCTTCAAACGCAATATCGGTAAAGAGCGCCGATTTGCCCTCGTGCAACATGCCGCTGTCGGTCCGGAACGGCGTGGCGGTAAGACCGATCACCTTCAGCGCCGGATTGATTGCGCTGAGCGCATCAAGGAAGCGCCGGTACGTGGTGCTGGAATTGCCCGGGATCAGATGGGCCTCGTCGATCAGCACCAGATCGGTGTGGCCGATTTCCCGCGCCCGGCGGTGGATCGACTGGATGCCAGCAAACAAGACGCGCGCTTGCGCCTCCCGCTTGCCAAGCCCTGCCGAATAGATGCCTGCGGGTGCCTCGGGCCAGAGCCCGATCATTTCGGCGTGGTTCTGCGCGATCAACTCGCGCACATGGGTCACGATCAGGATGCGCTGATCGGGCCAGGCTTTCAGCACGCCCTCGATGAAGGCGGCCATGACGAGCGACTTGCCTCCAGCGGTCGGGATGATCACCAGAGGGTTGCCTTTGTTGTTCTGGAAATAGCCGTAGATCGACGCGATCGCGGCCTGTTGATAGGGGCGCAGGGTCAGCATGGTGCAGCCTCCGTGGTACGGGCATCGTTTGACCAAGTGGAGCCATCGGCCATGCGGTAGGTGACAATGTCGTCGCCCGCATTGATGACCTCGCCCGGGACGAGATTGGGGATGAAGAGATGACGGTGGCAGGCTGCGCGCTGTTCGAGCGCTGTCAGCATCCGGTCGTGGCGAGCGCAGTGCCATCCACCTTCGATCGGCGTGGAGTGCAGGCAGGATCGGCAGGTCTCGGCGGCCGCACCACCCTCGTGGCAAGCAGCGTGGTGATCGCAGAACCGGCATTCAAACCAGGCCGGGTCCTCACTGATCCGCGGGGGCGGATGCTGGGCGAAGATGACCCGACCGGCCTTTTCGAGCAGACGTTCGGCAGTGGCGCTGTCGGCCTCGATCCGCTCGATATGCAGCGCGTCGGTATTCTTGCAGACAGCCATGTAGAGCGCGCGGGTGATACCGGTCAGATGCATGTAGATCTGCATCTGCGCGGCATGCTGGGGTTTCGCCAGCACCACGCCCTTGGCGGTCAGTTCGGTGAAGCTCTTAACCCCATGGGTCTTGAACTCCAGCACATGCCAGGTTTTTGGGGCCTCGAGCAGGCCGAGTGCGACCCCGTCGAGCGAGCCACCGAAATGACCGCCATGGGCCTCGACGCGGATTTGCCGCCCTGTCTCCGGATCGACCTCCAGCACGGTCGCGCCAGTGGCGCGCAGGTTGCGGACCATACGGTCCTCTTCCATCTGCCCGGTCTCAAACAAGCGCAAGAGACGGCCGGAAAAGCGTGACGGTGTGACCCAGCGGAAATCATACCAAAGCGCACGTGCGCAGGATTTACCGATGATCGATGCGCCAAGATGATCGCGAAACCCGTCGCCCTGGCGGGCCTCATAATCAGCATAGATCGCCGTCAGCGTGGGCGTGGGTGGTGCGGGAAGATCAGCCATTACAAGCCCTCCCGTTCACTGCGGGCTTGGGCCTCGGACAGAATGCCGTTCCAGGTCTCGGGGTCATAGCGGTCACGCAGCACGCCGATCAGGGCGTCTTTCAGCTTTTCACGACGACGACGGCCGGTGCCTTGGGCCAGCAATTCAGCCCGTTCACGGCATAGGTGGCGTAGCGCGGTGCGGGCTCGGTGAAACCAGTCGGGATCGATGGGCTTGTGGCCGCGCTGGCGTGCCAGATCGGCGGTTGCGATCTGCGTGCGGATTTTGGCGATATCGTCGTCGAGGTCGATCAGCCGGCGCTGGTCATCAGGCAAGCCGGGGCTGATCACAGCCACAGGGGCTGTGTTTTTCAGGTCAGTCATGGGAATATCCTCAGATGGGTTTGGGCGCTGCCCCGTCGGTCAGGGAAGCGGAGCAGCGCGGTTGATCAGCCCTTCTTGTTCCAGGGCGCAGAGGCCATCTTGGGCGGGGCAGAAGCGGCCTGCGTTGAGGGCGGTGCCGCGGGGTTTGCAGCAGGCTTTGCGACAGCAGCCGGAGCGCTCCCACCTTCAGGCGGCAGATAGGCGATGGCGTTGCTCTCGCCGTAGCCGTTCTTCGGCGGCTTGATCTTCACCTGAATCGTCATCGGAATCAGATGCAACTCCTCGCTGTCGCTGACATGCATCCTGCCCGTCGCGTGGCAGATGGCAGACAGCGTGCGCTGCGCGATCTCGACCGTGGTCGGGTTCGGGTTCACCAGGTTCAACTGGTCGAAGATCTTCCGCCCCTTGTATGTACCGTCGAGAATGTCGAGCATCAGCCAGAGAAACTGACCCATGCCGTTGCGGGTGACACGCATCTCGCTCTCAACAATCTGGGCGTGGTATTTTCCGGCGGGCAGCAGCTCGTAGGGTGTGGTGGGTTCAACGTTGGTTGCGTCAAATGACGTATCAAAACGTGCCATGGTCGTGTCCTTTCAGGTGTATCATTGAGATTGGGGCATGGCCGCCATGAACTCGGCCCAGCTGAGCTCGAGCGTGTCCGGCAGGCCGTAACGGTTCTTGGCGAGGAAGGCGGGGCGTTCTTCGGTGTGCATCACACGCGCACCGGACCCGAGCGCCCGGGTCACCTTTTTGTTGAAGCCGACATCGGATTTGGCGACCGAGATCCGATAGTTCGCGAAGAGCACCACATCGGAATGCTCCTGCAGCAGCGCCGAGGCGCGGGCCTGCAGCTTGATCACGTAGCGGTCGTAGGGCTCGTGCTCGGGGCTATCGAACCGCTTGATATCGGTATGGGCAATCTGGATGACCGCCATGCCCTTGCGATCGCGCAGCGTGTTCAGCTTATCGAGGTATTCGCGCCAGACGATCAGTGCTTCAGCGTAGCCTTTGCCAAAGCCAGGCGTTTCGATCGACTGCCAGCCATTGCGTTTGCACGCTTCCGCCCAGATCAGCGGTTCCAGCCAGTCGACGCTGTCAATCACGACTGTGCCATAGTCGTGATCCTCGTCCAGCAAGGCATCCAGCGCTTCCGCCACTTCGACATAGCTGGTCGCAAGGGGGAAATGCGGGACCTGCAGCTTGCCAAGCCCGTCTTCGGTCATGATGAACACAGGCCGGTCAGCCTCCGCCGCGAAGGTGGATTTGCCAACACCGGCAACGCCGTGCATCAGAATCCGTGGCGGCGTCAGCGCCGTGTTGCTGCGCAGGGATGCGAGAGAAATAGCCATCAGTTTGGGTCTCCATCAGAATT